TATCCTCTTTGAGTTCGTGATAACGTGCCACGGCGCGGACCCGGTCAGGCCAGTCGAGGTCAACCCGCCGAATGTTTTCTTCCAACTCGATTGTGTGAAGGGCGGTTTCGTCGAGATCGTCCACGTACTGAATGGCGATGGTCTCGAAGCCGAGTTTTTGGTGGGCGGTTAGTCTGCGCTCACCCGCGACTAGTACATTCTCACGGGTTACGACTATGGGATTTATGAGTCCGTTATCGGCGATGGATTGGGCTAGTTCCTCGATGCCCTTAAGTTCTCGCCGCTGTCGATCTTCGCGATTTATGAGTATGTCTGCCACGGGCAGATAGGTGAAATTTCCACTGGTCATGATTGGCCTCTCGGAGAAAAGGATGCTGGCGCGAGTTGGTGGCCCCGCGCCAGCTAGGAAACTTAGACCTCTGCGGTGCGGCCAACCTCAGTGAAGATTACTTCGGGGTCATCTGGCGAAGGGCGATGCTTCAACTCGCCCAAGAAGTTTGTGCCGACCGACGCGCCGAGTGCTTCGGCCAATCCGAGGCTTTCGTCAACCCCACAGTGTCCGAGAAACCGGCGCAGGTTGAACATGGTACGCTCGAAGTCGGCCTTCTTGTCCGAGTTAGTATTGAACATGAAGACCTTCGAGTTCATCGCGCCCTGCACGTTCCCGTATTCCTCGAGTTCGTCTTCGTCAACGTCATCGTGAGGGGATACGCAACCAAGCTGGAAGGTGACTTTCTCCCATTCGTCGCCGCTCTTGGACTCGAAGGTGTCGATGTCTGGATGCTTGTTGACTGCCCAGATGTAATGCCCGGTGGGGAGGTTCGGTGGGCGTTTGATTTCTTCGAGTTTACGATCCAGTGAGTCTGAAAAACGCATTGATTATTCCTTTAAGTTGAAGCAGCGTCCTGCTCGAGAAGTGAGGGCCGCGCCCCGCAGCGTCCTGCGGAATTTACCCTCGGGAATTGTGCCAGATGGCGGCGCGGTTCGGTGGTCAGGTCGAGAAGACTTTTGTCTTTAGTCGTCTCATGGCTAGAACGAGTTCCCCATCGGTGGCGTCGGGGCCAACCCATACGAATAGTTGAGTAGGCTGGTGGATTAGCTTGCCATTCGCGAGAAGGTAGTTTGGCGCGTTGCCTTGCTCGTCCTTGAAGACGTAGGGGGAACTCATTGCTTAAGCTTCTTGAATATCTCCGCCAGCCCGTCTTCGATGCCATACTCGGCGTCAATTCTCATGGGTGCCGGGTTCTTAAGGTCGAGGAGGGCGGTCGGCGCTGTCTTGATCCGCCGCTTAACTGTCTTGCCAGTGCCCGATGTCTCGGAAAGCAAGAGCGTGTTGAAGAAGCGGGGCAGCTTGGGTCCGAGTGCCTTACCGATTGAGCTTACGAATTGCTTAATCGAGCCGGTGGATGTCTCGCCAACGTCAACGTGTGAGATTACGATCACGTTGGTTTTGAAATTGTCGCCGGTCAGGTTAGCGATGAGGTCCTCAACGAGGTCCTGTGCCGTTTTGTACCATTGGCGAGGGTCTTTGGACATTGGGTTCATGCCTTTGGCCCATAGGAAGGCCCCTCGCCCTACGTTGGTCAGGCTATCTACAACCAGTATAGTATTCTCACCCCATTCGGCTGGGTCTGAGTCGTCATCCGGCCATTTTTCCAGCGCCGCGAGGGTGTTGGAGTACGCTTTGGGCGCGCCTACGACCTTTGGACCGGCGGCGGACATTTTGAGTTGATCGCGGAAGGTGACATACTCGATATTCGCCAGTAATTTAGGGTCAATGTCCTTGACGTGGTTGATTAAGGCGTCGAGGCCGCTATCAAGGTCGATAATTCGCAGCTTGTACCCGGCTTTTACGAGGCTGGCTAAGGCTCCGGTCTTACCCGCGCCTGAGTTTCCGATGAAAAGCAGTTTGACAAACCTGCTCGAGGTGTGTTCGGTGGCTGATGGCATGAGTGGCTCCTAGCGGGGGACGAGTGGGTCCCAATTATGGGCGGCAAAATCGGATTTGATGTAGTTTTGGCGGATCGAGGGGGTGGATGAGCAGACCGACCGGAAAGGGCAGCCGCCGTAATTGCCGCAGGCCGAGAGGTTCATCGGCCAGAAATCCTCGTCCGTGTTGCGGCGAGTTACCTCGATGGTGTAGAGTGCCGACTCATACCATTCGTTGAGTTGATCCTTCGACCGGGTGGTGATGCCACGCTCGAAGCGGGTGAAGTTGACTGCAATCTGCGCCGCGTCGATGATTACGCCGCGAACTGGCGAGTGCAGGATGGTTTGCCCGGCCCAAGTGTAGAGTGACATCTGATTATTGGGCGAGAATTGGTTAAAGTAGTAGGTGCCGATAGTCGCACCCGAGGTTTTCTGATCCATGACGTAGAGTGCGGCCCCGTATTCGACAACTCGGTCAAGGTGGCCGCAAAGCAGAATGTCGTTGGAAGCCTCAAGGGTGAATGATAGTTCAACCGCTGGCTCGCCTGACTGTAGATGGTAGGTTGAGATACCGTCATCGGTTTCCTCGGCGAATTGGTCAACGTACCAGACGATCGTGCGGATGAGTGTCAGGCGAGTTTTCTTAGTGTCGTCAAAGTAGACTGCGCCAACGCTCTCGCCGTTCTCATCGTATTCCCACGAGGCCGTCATTGTCTCGTGCACTACCTTGCGGAGGGCGGTGTCGATGTCGTCGCCGAGTGCCCGGTGCTTGTAGAAGTGCTCGAGGGCGGTAGCGTACAGCCCGCCGAAGATTAAGTGGACTGAGTTGTTGTTCGGACGCAGGCCCTCGATCATGGAATAGTAGTATTTCCTCTGGCAGGTTTGGGCCAGTTCGATGGAGGTGCTATCCCAAGCAATCTGGTGGCCGTTCTCGAAACTTTTCTTGTGTTTGGTTAGGTCGGCTACGCGCTGACTCATAGTTTGATGTCCAAGCTGAGTTTGGTTGCAGCTTCTTGACCAGCCGTGAGCTTAGGCGCGGCTTTCTTAGCGGCGAGTGGGGCCGCGTTAAACATAACCCGCTTTTTTCTCATTTCGGCGATGATTATGTCTATGTCGCAGTTAGTCATTTTGAGTGGGTCACGGTGGAAGAGTTCGGTTACATCGCTCATAGGTCAATCCTTACGTCAATCTCTGACATGTCTACGTTTTCCTCGGCGCGCTTGGCGTCGATGAAGTTTGAGATGATAGAGCGAACGGCCAGCGAGGTGCTTATCCCTTGGGGGCGAAACATGCTCGCGAGATAGTCCCAATCGCCCTTGCGGAGCCAAAGCGTATGTTTCTTGAGGTTATCAGTCATTGTCAGCATTTCTAATAATCCAGAGTTCTGATTGCGGGGAAGTCGGAGAAATGATGAAAGAAAGCACGCCGAGGTCCGGGTCGGTCTTGCGTTCGGCGTAGAGTTTCTGCCGTAGTTTCTCCGGCTCATTGGTTTCTACTACCACGCCCAAAGGTGAGTTAAGGGCGCGGTACAGAATTTCAATGAGCGGCAGGTTCATTCAAACGACCCAATCGGAGCGACGGTGCACAATGGGTACAGGTTATTCTTGGCCTCGACCAACCGCTCAAACACGGCGACGTATTCGTCGTCTGCGAGATAAGGCGCGATGTAGGCCGCCGAGTCAGCTTTGATGTAGCCGATATGGGTATCCTCGTAGAAGACTTTGATTGCATTGGAGTCGTACTGGTTGGATGGCTCTGGCTCGAGAGTAAGGGTGATCGGGGCAACGAAGGTGGAGACGAGTTGCTTGACTTCGGCGCCTCGGAAGTGCATTCCTACTATGGGTACGTTTTCGAAAACTGGCATGGTGGCTCACTTTCATATGGTGGTGGTAGCTGCGGCTCGCCTACATCTGGGAGGAGAATGGGCGAGCCGCGTCTAAGGGTGAGAGGAAGGACCCACCTTTAGATTACGAGGGCGTTACAGGGAGATAGCGCCCATTTTCTCACGGTCGGCGAGAGTTTTCTTCGCCAGCTTGACGATTTCGGGGTGGTCTGCGAGTTCGATAATCTTGTCTTTGATTGCGTTCTCGCCGTTCGCTGCAAGGTAGTCTTTCTGCGAGGTGCCGCTCTCTTTCAGCTTACCCGAGATAAAGTTGCGCGCGATGGCGCGGCACTCTTTGGTCAACGGATCGAGGCGGGTAGCGCCGCCGCCGACTGAGGCCATCGTGAAGACATAATCGGAGTCGTAAGTTGTGATGATTGCTTGAACCGCCTCTTGGACTGACTCGGCGGTGGCTCCCTCAACATCCAGCAATTCTTTGATCTCGCGCCGTTTGTTGTTGGCAATGTTCTCCGCGCGAACTTGGTTCAGCGCCTTGGCCTCAGCTTCGCTTACTGTATGGCCCTCGGCGTATGGTTGCGTTACCTCAACGACTACGCCTTGAATTGTGATGGTTTTCTGGTCAGACATAGGGTGCTCCTGTTTGTGTCTGGTTGGTGGAAAGTGCGGGTGGTATGGCTAGAATAGCTGGCTGTTATGGGTATGTCAAGGCCCATTTGCCCTTTATCTGTACTTTTTAGAGTTTGGCGGGGCTAGTTGTTTCATGGCGAATTCGATCCTTTCCGGCTCCCAGCCGACCTTAATTAAGTCCGCGCGGGTGGCCGCTAGTAGGCTGCCCTCCCGTCGCATGGTGTCTAGTTGGGCGATTGTACGTGTCGCGCCTACCAGAACGCCTAGCGCCAGTCCTGCGACCAATGACGCGCCGCAGGACAGTATGATGAGGTAGGTTGGTACTACCATTGTCTTGTCTCAATTATTTTCATTGCGTCGAGCCTGTGACTTGGTTGACGAATGATTTGCTCCTGCGTCGGTCATTGGTTGTCTCCCTTCGATAATAACCAGGCGTTCAAAACTTGTTGACCTATATCCGGATGAACGCAGTTTCGAAGTACCTGGGCGGGGCAGTGGTTGCCTTTGTAATAAACATTTTCCTCGAAATGTATCCCCAGCCAGTCCATCAGCTTCTTCTTACCCGCAAGATTTGTAAGATTTATAAAGTCTGAGGGGCGCGCAACGTCTGTCAATTCGGCGGTGAAATTGCCCCAGAACAAATGTCGTCCTACACCAAAGGATGGAGCTATCAGCGGCGCGTAATAGGGCCGCACGTTTTCCACTACCCAACCTCCTTTGAACTTATCACGAAGTAGCATAATTTCCTCGTATATTGATAAATCCGTGTAGCGCCTCAAATTATGCCTAGTGGCTTTTACCATACGACTGTGCGTCTGGCACGGCGGCGAACT